GATTGTATCACAGTGTACCTCAAGAACTTACTGAAATGGTGCATGGAAAGGAAATAGCAAATCAAGTGTACGCAAACGCCCCACCGCCAAGAAACCCTTCCAACGCTCACCAAAGTATGAATCTTGAATCGGCTGACACAGCGAGTGACAATATGTACACCATAGCGGCCAGTGAGATGACTGAACTTATCACATCACTTCTTGACCCCGATATTATGCTTACAAAGAGTGATGATGCAAAATGGAGTCCACCTGTTCGTCCTATGCACCGTATCTTTGAGATGAGTGACTTAGAACATTTGCGTGGTTTCAGCGGTTCATGGGTAGTAAGTAAGTGGTACGATGGAAAGCGTCTTGTTATTGTAAACAAAGATGGGGAAATTACAGCGTATGACGAAGGTGGTAGAAAGAAAGGTCTTCGTAAAACCACGAAAGAGGCTCTTGAAAAGATGAACGATAAGAATTACACGCTTGACGCTATACTTGGTGAAGAGGAATTACATATCATTGATATTATCAATTACGATGATAACAATGTGGCTGAGATGCAGATGTTTGAGCGATTAAAGATATTGCGCTCACAGTTTGATAGTCAAGAACATGTTATCGTTCCCGGCCCACATGATACTCGCATGACGGATGATGAAGGATTGGAAGAGGCTGTAAAGAATCTTAAAGAAGACCACGATAACATTCTCCTTCGTGATAACAAATCAACATACATGCGTGGAGAACGCCGCCATCCTAAGTGGGTGTTATATCGTGATTCTCGTGATTTCAACTTCATAGTTCTTGACCGAAGAGGCAAAGGCCCATACACATACCAACTTGGTGCTGGCCCCATTCTTGAAATAGAAGGACTTGGAAACCGAGCAGTAGAGCATAAAGGAGAACATTACATGGATGTAGGTACTGCACACAATCAAAAGAAGGTCTTCAAGGTTGGAGATGTTGTTCGTGCATCTATTACAGGTATCTCAAAGAAGAACCGTAAGAATCGCCCTGTGTACAATGTACAGTTCAAAGAATTGGAAGGGGAGGGCGAAGGAGAAGGTGCGGCAAGTACAGAATCTCTTGACCTCATGACTAAATCATTTCCTCCTATTCTTATTCCGCACGATATTGAAATCTCGGACTCACAAATTCAAATCGTGTTGAAGGGAATTGACACAGTAGTGTATGAAATGGAAGAATTGAACGATACATGGGTACTACATTCTCCTACAAGCACAATGGGTGCTTTAACAAAAACTGATTACCCAGTAATTCTTTCCGAAAGCCTATTCCCGTTTTGGTCGTCTGTTGCTCCTTTGTTAGTAAAGGGGTACTTGAGGAAGGCTACAGAAGTGGATATGCCAAAGAAACCTACAGATGAGCAAATGGAAGAGGGAAGTGCGGGTATTCTTGAAGAAGATGATGAGGAGCGATTACTCAAACCTAATAATACCAAGAAGGCGTTAGAAATTATTTCACGAGCATTGGATAAAATTTCCAAAGAAAAGATGACTTGGACAGGTCCGAAGGGATTGGGTATAGATGTAGGTACACCGCAAGAATCACCTCGTGGCCCCACACAACTTCGCAATGAGTCCACACTCCCCGATTTTGACGGTGAAAAGAAAATTACCGATGAAACAAAAGAGAAGAAAAAAGAAAGACTGAATCACATTCAAGTGCAAACTGACGAGGGTGAAAATTTGTCTATAGACTACGATAATGACCAGCCTTTGTTATCTCGCTCTTAACGAGCAGTATAAATACCATAACAGTAAGTCCTTGATTCAATGCTCGCAGTTCAACGACCCAATGACGGTATCACTCTTCTCAAGAGTGGTAACGATTTGGTTGTTGCTGGTTACGCATCGGTTGAACTTGTTGACAAGCAAGGCGACCTTATTACTCGTGGTGCTTTGAGTGATGCCTTTGATGGCTTCATGAAGAGCGACAAATACCGAAATGTGCAACTGGCTCACTCCAACATTCAAGTTGGGGAAGTAATTGACAGTTACATAGATTCTAACGGACGAATGTGGAAATCCGAATGTGATGACACAGGAATGTTCGTTGTAGTACAACTCCGCAATGATATAGAGAAGGCTCGTGAAGTAGCCGCTGAAATCCGCAAGGGCAACCTTCGTGGGTTTTCTATTGGAGGACAAGCATTCAAGCGAGTGCGAAAGTCCGACATGGAAAAAGGCGACTACCAAGAGATTTCAAAAATGGAGTTGCATGAGGTGACGATTTGTGAAAAGGGTATCAACCCCGAAGCGCAATTCCGAATTTTGAAGGAGGATACCACTATGACAGACGAAAACAGTGATTTGACAGGAATTATGTCACGCCTTGAAGCCCGATTGGATGCTATGGAAAAGGGAGAACTACCTCCTGCTCTTAAAGAATCTATGAAAGACAGCAAGGCTGATGAAGAAAAGAAGCCCGAAAAAGAAGAAGGTGACGAAATGAAAGATGAAAAGAAAGAAAACCCCTTTGCAAAGGGAGAATACAGCGATGTTATTTCCTCTGAGTATCTATCTTGGATGGAAAGCACTCTCAAGTCGGCTGGTGTTGATACACTCGCCGCTCGTGACCACTTTGACGCTCTTGAAAAAGCACAACTTGGTGGCTTTGATAACCCCGATGCCGTGGACGGTGCTGACTACTTCGGTGGTCAAGTCCGTGGTCGTGGACAAGAAGGAGGTTCACCATCTACTGGTGCAATCAACGCAATCACAGCATCCGGTGGAAAAACCCCATCCGGTGCTCTCGGACCAGCCCAATTGTCTAAGGGTTACCTCAACGCTGAAAATGTGAGTGAGGCTGACCTTGAAGCCGCTTACGAAGTGTACAAAGCCGCCGCATCGGAACAAACTTTCCGAAACGACCTTGAAGGACACTTTGCAAACCGTTTCCAACAAGAAATGCAACTTGCAAAGTCCGAGGCTGAAAAAGCCGCTTTTGATGCACGAGCACCTCTTACGGAAATCGTGAAGTCCATTGAGCAACTTTCGGAGCGTATTGACAATCTTGGTGCTGGAACTTCTTCCACTATCCAAAAGTCAGTGTCCACTATTGATGTCCCTTCCACGCAAGACCTTGCCAACATGGGTTGGGATGAGGTACACTCGCTTGCACAGCGAACCTTGCGAGGGGCTTAAAATTAAAAAAGAAATGAGGTGAATTATTATGGCACGAGATTACATTAGAAACATTACTGATATGGAACGATACTACTATGGCGCAGGAAACGCTATGGGTTACTCCTACTCCGGTAGCGAGTTGCTCAAGGCTGATGCACCTATGCTATCAACCACTGCTGGTACATACCAAGCAATCTACGGACGCAAAGTTTGGAGTCAGTTGAACCAAGAGTTCAACGCCTTCTCTATTCTACCAAAGCGACCATGGGAGCGCAGTGGATGGCGAGTTATCACCGAGCGTCCTTCCTTCTCTGTTGGTGGCGGTGTTGCAGAAAACGCAACTCTTCCCGACACCACCAAACCTACCTTCCAACACATTGCCGCAAAGCCAAAGACTGTTGTTCACACCTTTGACATGAGCGAAACCGCAATGTTCCTTTCCGACAAAGATGACGGACTTGGCGACATTCGTGCAATCCTTAAGGAAGAAATGGGTAAGCACCACGCAGAACACATCAACAAGATGCTCACTGTTGACAAGGCTACTGTTGCCGGAAACGACTTTGAATCCCTTGACCGTGTTACTACTGGGGCTTCCGCAGGTTCCGCAGAAGACATGTACTCCATTGACCGAAGTGCAAACTCTTGGTCACTTGCAGAACATGATGAAAACGGCGGTACTGACCGAAACCTTTCACTTGACCATTTGGACACTTTGTTCCAAAAGACATGGACTCGTGGTGGAAACCCAAAGGTCATCCTCACTGGATACGACACTTTGATGCGTCTTCAACAACTTCTACAATCCCAACAACGATTTATGGAAGAGAAGCGTGTTACCCCTACCTACAACGGTGTTAAGGGTGTTCCCGGTCTTGAAGCAGGATTCATTGTTGCAACATACAATGGTGTCCCAATCATCCCATCTAAGGATGTGCAACCCGACACCTTGAGCCGTATGTATTTCCTTGACACTGATTACTTGTACTTTAGTACAGCAATTCCAACCCAATACTTTGAGAGCGGTATTGAAACTGGCGACCCATTCGCCATCAACCGCCTCGGACAAGAAGGAATGTATCGTACTATGGGTGAACTATGGACGACTTTCTTCGGCGGTCACGGCTCTATCCGTGACCTCAAGTGAGGGTTGTGAAGCAAAACAATATGGATGTGTAAAATATGGCAACAGAAACAAAGACAGAAAAAGGCTTGACTATCTCATTTGATGATGCAGATTTTTCAACAGGAACCGTATCGGTTCTTTTGGACTTAGACATGCGAACAGGAACCCCCGTTGATGAAACGGGTTGGTTGGACGGTAACGCTGGTGGTGCATACCCCGGTACCCTTACTGGTTTCACCGCACAGAACACTGACGGAAACGCAGTGGGCAGTATGCGAATGGTGACCATTGGGTTTACCTTGGCAGATGCCGCTGAGCAAGTGCTGGTTCTCACCGCAGGTGCATCAAAAATTGTCGGTGTTATCGGCACCACTTTTGCAGTGGCTGACAAGACCCTATCCGCTACTTTCACCAACACGGGATTGGCCCCTGCCGCAAAAACTGGCGGTGCTGACCCATCAATTGTCCTTCACGGTGAAGCAGGCGGCGCAGGAACGGTAACTGTAGTGATGCTTAACTGAGTGTGATTTAGATGCCCAAAGTGACTTTTACTGGTCCTTTCTATGAAAGGCGGCGAAGAGATTCTCCGACTCCATGGATTCGTGGACAAGTGAATGAAGTCACACAAGAGTGGCTGAACGAGTGGCGACATACGCTACCCGCAAAGCACTTCAAAATTGAAGAGGATGAAGGAGTCACCGTTGATGGTGACAATGACGGCATCCCCGACAACGGTTGGTCACGAAAGGACATCCTTAAGTGGTTGACTGACAACGGAGTTAGCAAGGGTAGCGGTTATCTAACAAAAACCGCCGCTCTCGCTCTTGTAAAGGGGCATCTAAACACAACAAATGAATAAGGTGAAAAATTATGGCAGTAACAATTGACCCACGACCAACCGTTTTCGGTGACAGAATGATTATAACAGGCACTTATGCCGCTGGTGATAACTCTATTGATTTGAGTTCTTTCCTTTCGGAAATTGATTTCGCAGGTGCAAACTCAAGCGGTGTTATCGCAGGACGAGCAATTACCGACACTGGTGCATCACCACCACTTCAAAATGTACACTTTGGAGTAGATGTTCGTATTGACGGTACAACCATTCGTTTGGCGGCTGGTCTGCAAGACCCCGGTGATGTCGCAAACACAACACCCGCACAGGCTGGAACATTCATCGCAATTGGTCGTCGCTCTTGAGGTGACGACTTATGGCGGCACTAACCAAGATTGGCGTAAAAGTGCTCGGTCCTTTCTCCCCGAAGGAGTTTAGTGACACGGCAACTTTGCAAGGAACCATTCAAGCGGCTATCCAAGCAATTGCTGATGCGAGTAGTACCAGTTCTGTAATTGACAGCGAGTTAGTTCCTGTTCTTGGGAATTATTTTGTTATGGTAACCTATCAACTCGCATGAGGTGAGTTGGTATGGGTTTTGATGTTAGAAGCATTGATTTGAGCGACATTGTTCGTGCTGGCAAGCAAGACCGCAAGGCTGATTATCAGTACGGTGGTGATGTGGTTTCAAAGCCCGAAAAGCCACTTGAAGGTGTTACTCGTTCCCAACGAAACCGCAATCAAGAAATAGGTGACATTCTTAACATTGGTTCGGGCACTCGTTGTACGCACTGCGGATTCCTTCATTTCATGTGGAGGGCAACCTGTGGTGCTTGTGAAAAGCCTATGGAATACAACTTAGGAAAGCGTGACGAAAAGAAGAGGTTATGAATATGAAAGTTCTAATTAAAGCAATGCGACCACACCGACAAAAAGTTCTTACAGAAGATGGCGAAGAAATGCGCCTTCAACAGTGGGCTAACAAAGCGGCCAGTTCTGCACTTCGTGGTGCAGGTGAGGTTGCGAGCGGAGAACAATTTACTCAAGCCCGTGACGCTCTCATGCGTGAGGCTGTAGCCAATCCCGATGAGCATGGACTCAAGTTCATGGGCGAGCGTGTGCCCTTTGAAGGTCAAACCTTGGAAGAGTCGCTGAGCGAACCCGATGTAGAGGGCGAGCGAGCAATAATTGACAATCAGTTCAATCAAGACCCTATGAACGACCCCGACTTCAAAGAAGACATGACTGAGGATGAATCATTTGAGTTGGCTGAAAAACTTGACCGTAAAATGCCTAACATCTTTGATGGGCAGGGCAAACTTCGCCAAACGCTTCCGCAAGGCGGTAAAATGAATGAAAACGACATGCACGATGAAGCACTGGCTGATTGGGAAGCCCGTCAAAGCGACATTGACTTTTCTCGTGAGCAAGGACATACCGAAGGATTTGAAGGTAAGCCGTATCATGATATGGAACAAGAAGAGTTGGATGCTGACAAAAAGCGTTTTTATGGTATGTACCCTCATTTGAAACCTCAAGAAGAAGGTGGTTTTGACCCCGATGCTGAGGCTGAACACCTCCGTCGCATCATGAACTCTCGTGATGTTGCTATGCGTGATGCTTTAAGTCTATTGAAAAATCTGCAATTTCCTGCTGATGCTGGTAATAGACGGGAG